TAATTAAAACAGTTCAAAAGGGATCAGTTGATGCCGTAGGAATATTAACAGGTGGACAAGAATATCAAGTTGGCGATAATGTAGTTTTTGAAAGTGAATTTCAAAATAATTATCCAGCACAAGCTAAAGTCTCTAGAGTTTTGGGTGCAGGTGTTACTCAAATTGATAGTTCAATTACTGAATTATCAAATGTAGAATTTTATCCAGTTGGTAAAAGTAGTAGATTCCTTGGAATACACACTGGCCCACATAATCTGATTAATGGTGCTACAGTAATTATTTCTGGTTTAACAACTACAAATACTTTACTAAATTCATCTTTCCAAATTGGTATATCTACAGGTGTTCTTACATTAAGTGATGGTATAGGAACTGCTTTAGTTCATAATACAGGGATTGCTACGTTTATCCCTGTGACAGGTGATCTTAGATTACCCATAGTTAAAGAGAATGATATTTTACAAATAGGTGCGGGAACAACTCAAGAGCAAGTTAAAGTACTAGGTGTTGATGGTGTTAGCTCTAGATTAAGAGTTCTAAGAGCATACAATGCGACTACATCTAAACCTGTTGGGGTTGGTTCCATTGGTGCTGGTCATACTGCTACAACTAGAATAGAAAATCTTGAAAGAAAGTTTACAGTTGATGCTGGTTTTAAAGGATTTTCTTCTAAGAGACTTAATAAAGAAATATATTTTGATCCAAAAGAAGCTATTGGTTTAGGAACCGTATCAGGGGTTGGTATTGGAACAACAATTAGTTTCTCAAATCCTGGTGCTGGTATTTCTGAAGTATTCATACCAACTAGAGCGATATATCTTCCAAATCATCAATTACAAACTGGTGATCAAGTTACATATCATACCAATAGTGGACTATCCATAGGTATTGCAACTAACACTGACATGGCAGGAACTATAGGCCCTGTTGATGACAAATTATCAGATCATAATCCACTATTTGTTGCTGCATTAAGTCAAGATTTAATTGGATTATCTACAGTAAGAGTTGGTCTTGCTTCTGTTGGTATTAGTAGTATAGGTGATTTTGTAGGAACAGCAGAAACTAATAAAAATACTGGATTGATGTATTTTGTTGGTATTGGAACTAATACTTGGCATAGTTTTAAATTACACAATAATCCAAATATTTTAAAAGGTAATTTAACTAAAAATACAGTACAAGTATCTACATCATCCACACATGGTCTTCTCAACTTTGATACTGTATTTGTTAATGTTAATCCTGGTGTAACCACAACTGTTAATATTAAATACAATCAATATAATAGAAAATTAGTAACAACTGGTCTAGGATTTACTTCGGGTGGTATTACAACAACAACATCAATTTCTGGAACACCAGATAGTGTAAATATACCCGATCATAAATTAACAACTGGCCAACAAGTAATATACTCTGGTGTAGGCACCGCAACTCAAGTTGGTGGTTTAGATGATCAAGGCACATACTATGCCTATGTTACGGATAGAAATACAATAAAATTAACATTAAACAAGTATCAAACAACAACGTCATCACCTAAGTTTGTAGGATTATCAACGTCTGGAAGTGGAACTATATTCCCAGTAAACCCACCTTTGAATTTTTACAAAAATTCTACAGTTATATTTGATTTATCAGATTCTTCATTATCTTATACACAAAATGCAACCAAGTTTCCTGGTTTTAAATTTGAACTTTATAGAGATTCAAATTTTAATGAGAAGTACGAAACAAATGGTATATCAGATAAATTTGAAATAAAACAAACAGGTGTTATTGGTGTCTCTGGAGATGCAAAAATAACTCTTACTGTAAATGAAAATACTCCACACCTGTTATATTATAAATTAACACCTTTAAATTTAAATGAAAATCCAAAGGTAAACAAACAAATCGTTATTGAAGATGATGTTAATCTAAACAACCAATTAATTTTTGAGAGTAGTAGATACAATGGTAAATTTAAAGTTATATCTACAGGATCTAGTACTTTTACATATGATTTGGGTAGGATACCTGAAGAATCAATATACGTATCCAATCCAGCTAAAATTGAATATGAAACAATATCACCATTTGCCTTTGGCCCTATATCAAAAATAAATTTATCAGAGGGTGGAAGAGGATATACCAAATTACCAGGTATATCAACAGTCAAATCAAAAATAGGATCTGGTGCTATATTAAACACCTCAACAGAAACAATAGGAAAAGCAGTAAAGACAAAAATTGAAAATATTGGTTTTGATTATCCTGCAGATTTAACTTTAAGACCTGATGTAAGATTCCCTCAAATATTAAAAATAGAACCCTTAACAGGATTTGAGTCTATTGGTGTTACCTCTGCTGGTAGAGGATATAATAGTGCTCCAAGTTTAGTAGTTCTTGATGGTAGAACTAAAGAGGTAGTAAAAGATATTGATCTTAGATTTTTACCAACTGATCCTGTTGTACAGGTATTAAAAAATACGAATGATTTATCTAATACTACACCAACCATAATACCAATTGGAAATCCAAATGGTATTAGAGCTACTAATTTTACATTTAATGAAACTAATAATCAAGTAGCAGTAACATTAAAAGACGCTTATAGTACAAGTGATACTTTCCCATTCACATTAGGTGATAAGGTTCTAGTTGAAAATGTAAGTGTTGGTGTTGGATCAACTGGTCAAGGATATAATTCTGAAAATTACGGATATGCTAGATTTGAAATTGTAGCAATTGCATCTAATCTAGGTGGTATTGGAACTGTAACTTACAGTCTAGATGGGCATTTGGGAGTTGGTCAAACACCTGGTAGATTTGATAGTGTTACTTCAGATGGACAATTAGTTCCCGAAGGGCTATTTCCAAAATTTGATGTTAAACTTAAATCTAATAAATTTAGAAGTTCTGATAAAGTTACTGATGGAATATCCGATGGAACTGTTGGTGATTGGTTATCTGATGTTAAATTATTAACCGTTGAAAGCTCTGGTGATTTTAAAGTTGGTAATATTTTAATATCACCTGAAACAGGAGATAAAGGATTAATAAGTGAAAGCACAATATTCCCAGCTCAGTATAAATTAGATTACTTCTCTATTGTAGAAAATGGATGGGAATATCTAACAGGATTCCTTAATAATGAACATCAGAGAATTCATGATAATGATTACTATCAAAACTTCTCATATTCAATAAAATCAAAAGTTCCTGTTCAAACATGGGATGATGTTGTAAGTAGATTAAATCACACTTCTGGATTTAAAAAATTTAGTGAACTACAAATAGAATCGACTCCAGATGCATCAATCAGTGTTGGATCGACATCAAGAGTAACCAACTTAATACAGTTGGATGGAATAGAAGATCTAAACTGTGAGAATAATTTTGATATGGTATCAGAGAATTTCCTTTCAGGATCAACTCAACCATTTTCAAATGAAATAACATTTAATACTCAGATATTAACAGATTTTTCTGAATCAGTATCTAATAGAGTTCTTACTATAGATGATTTTAGTGCAGAATTTAATAGTAATCCAAGATCTACTAGATTCTCTGATGTTGCTAGAACTAGAGCGATAAATGCTAGATTACAAAAGTTTATCACTTATGTAAGAGATAGAACTTTCACTGGTGAAAGACAACTAATGATGGTTACTGTTCTTAATGACAGTGGCCGTGGTTTCTCAATGGTAAACCAGTATGGTCAGGTTTTGAGTCATATAGATCTAGGATCTTTTGATTACAGACTTGATGGATCTGATGGCGTATTAGAGTTTTTCCCTAATAAATTCGCATTTAATAATTATAACGTTGTTACTTGGTCTTACAATATAGATGGAATTGGAATTGGAACTAATACTGTAGTATCATCTGGAACAACCACGATTGGTATTTCAACAGGATCATTATCAGAGTCTCTAGTAAGTATCGCTGCATCAAATGTATTAATAGCTGGTGGAAGTTCTGGTGACATAGTATCCATAACTGGTATTGGTGCAACTAATAGAAACAATTGCAGGTCTGCGAAGGTTCTAGTAAGTGTAGAAACTGATCTTGGAGATGTAGAGTTTGACGAATTAAATATTATTCATGATGGTAGTGATGTAGCTTTTGAAACTTATGGTCAATTAACAATACACTCATTTGATGCTGCTTCATCAGCTGGAGACATTGGAACATTTAGACCATATCTTGACGGAACTGTATTAAAAGTAGAATATTTCCCTGATGCTGGAATTAGCACAGCAAGAGTGAGTTCAATGATAGTTGGTATAAGTTCTGAATCATCCGTGGGTGTTGGAACTTATGATATGCAAAATGGATCAATACTTGTTGAATCTAAGAGAATAGATGCAACAGGTGTTCCTGAACCAGTTGGTGTTGCTACATTTAAAAATGATTTTGACGCTGCATATTGTGTTGTTCAAGTATCAGACTTAACCAATCAATACTATGAATTTAAAGAAGTCTTAATTGTTGATGACTTTGATGGTGAAAATCCTGAAGAGGTTTACTTAACAGAGTATGGAAATGTAGTTACTAAAGGTGGCCCTGTATCAGGATTAGGAACCATTAGTGGAAGAAGAACTGGAGTTGGTAACTCTTTAACTGAGATAACATTTACTCCAAATCAGGGTATTGATGTAGAAGTTAAGACTTTCATGAATGCTCTAAGAATAGAGCCAAACACCTCTCTATTCCCCTCTGAGAGGGCGATAGGTGGAGAAACGTTCTATGACTTCGATCATACATCAATTAGCAGTGGAGAAGGTTTTTATGAGGGTACAGAGAATGCAGTAAAGAGAGCATTTAATTTAACTCACAAAGAGGATCCAATATTTAAACGTGAATTTGATGGATCAAGTTCATCTGTGGTTAATCTGACAGATAAAACCATTACTATTCCAAATCACTTCTTTGTATCTGGTCAAGAATTAACATATAATCCAGCAACTGGAGTTGGAACTAACTCTATTGGAATTGGAACAACAAATGTATCTGGTATAGGAAACACTAACATATTACCTCCAACTGTCTTCGCTATTAAAATGAGTGAAGATAAAATCAAATTAGCAAAATCAGCAGAGGATGCTCTTAAGAGAATTGCTGTTCCTTTTGAACTGTTATCAGTTGGTGTGACCACTCAACATTTCTTGACGGCTAAAGATGCCAATACGAAGGTTTTGGTTGCAATTGATAATCAAATACAATCTCCTGTTGCTAAGACATCAACATTTACAACTTTATCTAAGAATCTTCCGATAACAGACGACGTAGTTACTTTCTCAGGTATAACATCATTCTTTGGTGGTGAGTACGTTCAGATTGATGATGAGATAATGAAGATTCAATCTGTTGGAGTTGGAAGTACCAATGTTGTTAAAGTATTACGTAATTGGTTAGGAACTGCGTTAACAGCACATACTGCTGGTGTTAATATAACCAAAATTAGAGGTAATTATAATATTGTTGAAAATACACTCAACTTTATTGAGCCTCCTCTTGGCAAGAACCCAATATCAACAAGCACTGCTCCACCAGATAGTAGAGATTGGATTGGAATTACAACATCCTCAAGTTTCCAAGGAAGAGTATTTACTAGATCAGGTGTTGTCAATGGGTCAGATGAAACCTATGCAAATAATCATTTGTATGATGACATTTCTCAAAGATTTACTGGATTTGAAAAAACTTTTAGATTAACTGCGGAAGGATCTAACGTAGGTGGAATATCAACTGAAAATGGTGTTATTCTAATAAATGGAATATTCCAAGAACCAGGAAATAATGCTAATTATAGCATTATAGAGGAGAGTGTTGGTGTAAGTAGTATAAGATTTACAGGAACTGCAAGTTCAGTTACTTACGATGTTAATAATGCTAACATTCCTGTTGGTGGTGTCATAGTTTCAGTTGGATCTAGTCACGGATTTAATTATCAACCATTAGTATCTGCAGGTGGAACAGCAGTTGTATCTGCTGCGGGTACAATTAGTTCTATTGCTATAGGAAATTCTGGTTCTGGATATAGATCTGGAATACAAACCGTTAATGTTTCAATTCAAAGAGAAAACTTATCAGGTAGCAACATTGTTGCAATTGGAACAGCACAAGTAACTGGTGGCCATATTACAGGAATAGCAATAACTGATACTCGCGTATTTTATGCACCAAGAGATATTTCAAATGTTGGATATTCTTCAATTTCTGGTATATCTACAATCACAACTTCAACTGCTCATGGTTTGAGTGTTGGTAATGAAGTAGTTCTTTCAGGCATTGCATTTACATGTGATTATGCACCTGCTGTTGGTGTTCAAAGTGCAATCTATAATAATGTAACTGGTATTCTAACAGTTACAACATCTGGTGCTCATGGATTAAGTACAACAGGAAAGAATAGTGATGTTTTATTAACTGGTCTTGGGTTTACATGTGCTCTTGGTGTTGGAATTCATACCTATCCAAGAACAACAGATCCTATCTTCTGTGGTGCTAAAGTTATTGGAGTTGCTAGTGCAACTCAATTTACAGTTAACGCTGGAGTAACAACAGTTCCAACAACTTACCATTCAGGTGGATCTGCTCAACCAGTGCTAATAGCTCCTAGAGCAAATAATAACTCAGAAAGCAAGCAGGATCCTGCTTTTGATGGATCAACTGTTATTAGAGTATTAAATTCAACAGACTTTGAAGTTAATACAGGTATATCAACAAGAGCTCATAATTATGCAAGATGTGGTAAAGTTAATCAATTATTGAAGGTTCTTATTGACGATCCATTATCTTATGATGATATTGATTTAGAATATAGTTCTACATCTCCATCTACAGGTGGATCTAGTGCAAGGGCTAGTATAGTTGTTGGTCAAGGATCTAGTGTAATTGACTTTAAACTTACTAACACAGGATTTGGATATAATGTTGGTCATATCCTTAAAGTTCCTTTTGGGGGAACAACAGGTATTCCAACTAATACAAGTTATACTGATACAACAGATGAATTTAGATTAACTATTGAATCAACTGATAATGATGTGTTCACTGGATGGTCTCTTGGTGTATTGGATGTTCTTGATGATTTCTCCAATCTATTTGATGGTGTAAGGAAAACATTCCCAATTACAAAAAATGGTGACTCTTTATCAATACAATCAAAAGCAGGATCACTTGTATCCGTTCAAGATTGTTTGCTTATATTCATAAATGATATTTTACAAGTTCCTAGTGAATCATATTTCTTTAATGGTGGAAGTAACATAACATTTGAAGAAGCACCTAAAGGATCTAATCCTGATGGTTCATATGAAGGTGATTCAATGAAATTCATCTTCTATAAAGGAACAGGTGGTGTTGATGTTGTTGATGTGGATGTGATTGATACCGTTAAGAAAGGTGATAATTTAACACTTACAGCAGATAGTAGACTTAAACAAAATCCTCTTGATATCCCTCAAAATGAATTTTTAAATCAAGATCCTAGAACTGTAACTGATATAGTTTCCTCTAGTTCTGTAAATACTCGCCCATACTTTGGGCCTGGATTAACATCTAACAGTAGAATGTTGCGTCCAGTTGTCTGGTGTAGGCAAATGGAAGATATTTTTGTTAGTGGTAAACGTGTCGCAAAAGATCGTGAATTGTATGAACCTAGAATTCATCCAAATGGATATCTAACTCAACCTGTTGGTGTCGGATCAACTGTTGTTTATGTTGATAATGTAAGACCATTCTTTAATCCAGCAAATGAAAATAAAGTTAATACTGATTTCCAAAAAGCAGTTACTTTAAAATCAGAAATAACTAGAGTTGGAGCAGCTGCTACTGCTGTTATAAACGATGATACATCTGAAGTTTCCTCTGTAGTAATTTCTGATGGTGGATCTGGTTATATAACTGCACCAGAGGTTTCAATTGAGAGTCCAACTGGATTAGGAGCCACATTTAGAGCAACTGCAACAGCATCCATAACAGCAGGTATTGTAACAAGTATCACAGTATCATTTGGTGGAACTAGCACATCTGGTACAGGATATACATCCGCTAATCCACCACTTGTGTTGATTAGTCCTCCAACTACACCTTCTGTTACTGAAAATAATAGTGTCGTTGAATACTCTGGAGATTCTGGTGTAATAGTTGGATTTGGAACTACCACAGTGGGTGGACAAAACAGAGCTGTATTCCAACTCTTTATTCCTAAGAATTCACCAATAAGGAATGATGATATAACACAACCAGCGATAGGAACATCTGCTATTAGTGGAATTCAAACTGGTGATTATTTTGTTGTTAGAAACTCTAGTGTAGGTATTGGATCAACAACTTTTGCTACTGCTAGAATAGATGGAACTCAAATTGGAATAACAACACACTTTATACCCAACACTGAAAATGGAAATGTTTCAACAGGTGAAACCTACGTTGGTAATAACTTAGATTGTGTATATCAAGTTCTTACTTATCATGATACTAAGACTTTTGTAACTGGTCATGGATATGCTGGAGTGACTACAGTTGTTAGAGAGGTATCTGCTAGGGTAACTGGTATTGGAACTGTGAAATTTGATTCTACCGACATTTCTTTCGATGCTGGTTCTATCACATTTGATGCTGGTGGTGGTCAAGTATTTGGTGGTGGTATAGCAACTTCTTATCTAAATTATCCTGCTCCAGCAAGTGGTGTTGTTGGCCCTGAATATTTCTTTGGTGATTATAGTTGGGGTAAGATAGTTCTTAATGATAGAGTATCTGCCACAAATTCATTCAATTCTTTCAATGATAAGGGTGCAGTTGGTATTATAACTGGAGACCAAGTTATAAGAACCAGTAAAATGAAGTTTAAAAACTACGCTACATAATATAACGGTCTAAATATTTCTACATCTAAAACTCCATAATGGCAAAGCTAGGTATAAACACGGGATCGTCAGCAGATGACGGAACAGGCGATAGTCTGAGAGTTGGTGCTGGTAAGATAAATGCTAATTTTGATGAAGTTTATAGTTTGTTAACTGGTGCAGGTAATAATGGAAGCACTTTATTATCAGGTATCGTAACATCAATAACTGCGGGAACAAATATATCTCTTTCTGGTGGGCCAACAGGGGCGATTGAAATTTCATCTAGTGCTGTAGCAGGATCTGGTAAATTTGCAACAAACTCAACAGGTATTCATACTTTAAGTAGTGTTGGTATTGGAACAACAACTGCTGAAAATAATGGTCTTAGTGTTTTAGCTAATGTTAAAGTTGGAAAAGGAGTTACAACTTTAAATTTAAATGTATCTGGTGTAACAACATTTTCTGGTGGAGATATTAATATTAGTGGTGATAATTATACGGCAATGTGGGATGCATCCGTAGATACTTTAGAATTTGCAGACAATGCAAAGGTTGCATTCGGAGATGGCTCAGATTTAACCTTGTATCATGACGGCTCAAATAGTTACTTAAAAGATCAAGCGACGGGAAATCTATACTTAGATTCAAACGGAGCAGCAGTTGTAATTAGTAAAGCAGGTGCTGCCGAAAGTATGGCAGATTTTAAAACAGATGGCCCAGTTCGTCTGTTCTATGATAACGTACGTAAATTTGAAACTATTAGCACGGGGGCTACAATATTAGGTGATTTACATGTTAGTAATGGTGTTAATGTTGCTGGTGTTGTAACTGCAAATAAATTCCTTGGTGATGGTTCTGGATTAAGTAATCTTCCAGGTATCAATACATCTGGTACTTCTAATTTTACTAATTTACGTGTAAGTGGAGTATCTACATTTGTTGGTGATGCTGAATTAACTAACATAGTTGGTGCTGCAGCCTCTATTGTTGGTATTGTTACTGCTACAGGTTTGGTATTACCTGGAGATAATCAAAGTATATTTGTTGGTGAAGGTAATGGTAGTGGTACTGGTG